CGGAAATGGCAGTGGGTAACCTGAAAGGCTATCCGATTGAGCGCACCTCGGCTATTCCGGCGAACCTGGGCACGGGCGGCAAGGAGTCTGAGATTTACTTTGCTGACTTCAACGATGTCCTGATTGGCGAAGACGGCGCAATGGTGGTCGATTTCTCCCGCGAGGCGACCTACATCGATGCAGACGGGAACACCGTTTCCGCGTTCGCGCGTAACCAGTCCCTGATCCGCGTCATCATGGAGCACGATATCGGCTTCCGCCATATTGAAGGCCTGGCGCTGGGTACCGGCGTTACCTGGTAATATTCCGACAATCGTGATTAACAGCCCGCCCCGTGCGGGCTTTTTACAGGTGAACATCATGGCTCCTAAAACCAAAAACACTCAGAAAGACGATACCGCCACCGACACCAACGCTGAGCCTGCAGTAACGACCGCAGCGGCGGCTGATACTTCGGCACCGGCACCAGACGTTAACACCGGTTCTGCAGGCGATGTCGGTGATGGTACCGAACCCGGTCCGGACGGCGACGATACGGAATCAGGTGATGATGCGAAACAGGACGAAACCCCAGAGGAACGTATGTCAAAACTGACTGGAAAAGTCGCTTCGGTACAAAACGGGCGCGTCGCGGTGACGTTCCTTGGTCCGTTCAGCCGCTACAGCCGTGGCGATGTGGCCTGCTTTGACAGCGCCGTCGCTCAGGACATGGTGGACCGAAATATCGCCGTCTGGGCAAAAGATGCAGAACGCGCCCTTCAACCGAATAAGGACGATGACGCGCATGATACTGACATTGGCTGAAGCCAAAACCCAGCTGCGCCTCGAGCTGGATTTTGATGAGCACGACAGCCTGCTGACCAGTCTGATTGACGCGGCTCAGCGCAGCATCGAGCGCAGCTACTACTGCAGGCTGGTAGAGAACCAGGCGCAGCTTGACGCACTGCCTGACGGTGAGACGGGTTACATCATTGATGAAGATATCAAGCTGGCCGCGAAGATGATGGTCTCGCAGTGGTATCTGAATCCCACCGGCACGGCAGAAGGTTCGCCGTCCGATTTGGGCGTTGAGTTCCTGCTGTTCCCGCTAATGGAGCATACCGTATGAGTGACCCCCTGCGCCCCGGCGAGCTGAACTGCCGGATAACACTTAGCTATATGGAAACAGAGCGCGGGGAGCTCGGCGAGACGCTTCCGGCCCGTGAGGTGAGCGCCGGAAAGGCCTGGTCCAGAAAGGAGCTGGTCTCTGGGCGGAAGGTCCGGACGCTGGACCAGCAGCAGGTCGTCGAAACGTGCCTCTTCACGCTGTACCCGCGCAAGGTTGACGTGGACTGGAAGGTATCGACAGCGGACCGGGTATATACCGTTCGCAACGTCGAGCGCCTGACGGATCGGATAATCATCACCGGAGAGGCGGATTCACGCCATGATCGAGTCAGCAATTAAAACCGCCGTCGAGCGGATTACCGGGCTGGATACGTACCCGCTGCTGCTTCCGGATACGGTGCAGGAAGGCGCGACGTTCCAGCGTATTTCCGACCCGCAGGTCGGTGACGGACTGAGGCGGACCGGGCTGTCCGAGGTCCGGATACAGATTTCGCTTTATGTTGTCGACCGGTACACGTCGCTGCTTCAGTTCGACGGTGCGCTCTGGGCTGAATGGAAGGAAATTGTTCATGGCCAGCTGGAAGGTCAGCCCGTCCAGTACGTTGAGCGCGGAGGCATACAGCAGGGGAAAACCACGTTTCCCAACAACCGCATCCAGTACCGGCTGGTTCGCGACTTCATCTTCACCGTTCCGGAGTAAATGCCATGCAGATGGACATTAAATTCCCCACCGGGAAGGAGTTTGACCGGCTGCTGGAAAGCATCGACAAAAAAGTGGGGGTGAAACTCCTGCGCGATGCCGGACGCGCCGCGCTTGCTGTTGTCGAGCAGGACATGCGGCAGCACGCCGGTTTTGATGAGGAAAGCATCGGGCCGCACATGCGCGACTCCATCAAAATTCGCAGCACCAACGTGGCAGAGACCTCGCGCTATAACACCATCGTTACGCTGCGCGTCGGTCCCAGCAAAATTCACCACATGAAAGCGCTGGCGCAGGAGTTCGGTACCGTCAAACAGGTTGCCGCCCCCTTCATTCGTCCGGCGATGGACTACAACGTTCAAAAAATCCTTAAAGTGCTGGCCGCAGAAATCCGGCTGGGGCTCGAAGGGCGTTAGCAATCAGGAGAGAGTAAATGGCAGATCAAGAAATCAAATCGCCGTCAGAGTACGCGGTGCTCCCTGCGGGTACCGAGGTTCGCTACGGTCAGAAAGGCGCGACCATTGCTACCGCCGCGCTTCTGCAGAGCGCGATGGGGATTGGTGCCACGGGGAAAAAAGGCACCTTCCTCGAAGTGACGCGCCTCATCGACACAGAGCCGAAATACATGGCCGACATGGGCGAGGGCGAGGATAAAACGCTCGTCTTCATTGACGATCCTTCCGATACCGTGCAGGAAGCGCTGCTGAGTGACGCCGATGCGAAAAAAACGGTGGTCTTCTTCATGAAGTTCCCCAACAAGCGCATTTCAGAAGTCGAACTGGTGCTGGCTGGCTGGAGCCTGCAGGCCGTTGACACGCCGAAAGGCAAAGTGCTGCAGGTTGAGGTCTACGGCAAGCAGAACAGCGTTAAATGGTCCGTTGAGCAGCCAGCCGGTGGCGGCGAGTAACCTTCTATTTCCCCGCGCCGGTCGCGGGGCTTTTTACTGATGAAACAGGATAAAAAACATGAACTACAAATCCCTTATCAACCCACTGAATACCACTGTTGAAAAAACGCTCCTCGGCCAGAAGGTGTATCTTCGCCGCCTGACCAGCGCCGAGCTGGATGACTATAACGACAAAGTTGAAGCCGGACGCCAGGCCAGGCTTCCGTCGCGAGAGCTGTCCGCGATGGGGGTAAACCTGTTTCTGGCAGCGCTGGTCAATGAAGACGGCAGCAAGCCCAAAGCCAGCGAACTGCCCACTGCAGACCAGCTGATGGCCGCCCACGCGAACGCCGATCTTCTCGACGCGGTCACGCTCGTTCAGCGCCATTCTTACGGCACGCTGGAGGAAGCCACAAAAAACTAACCGACTCGTCCCATCTCAGGCTGCTGTTCATGCTGGCAGACCGATGGGACGAGCCGGACCCCCGCAAAATAGCCGAACTTCCGGCGAACATACTGACCCACTGGCAGGCCTATTTCGATCTTCTGAGAACGGAGGCTGAAACGCCAGCGCCGGTGCATTCTCCTCCGGTGACTGCTGCGCAATCTGATAGCGACCAGCAGTTCGCTGACTGCTTCAGGATATTAGGACATGGCTGCTGACGTTGCGTCGTTGGCTGTCGCGCTGCATCTCAACTCCGCCAGCTTTAAATCACAGTTTGCTGATGCTATGCGAACGGCGGACAGCAGCGCCCAGCAATTTAACAGGAAAGTCCAGACGGACAATCAGAAAACCCGGCAGTCGTTTGAAGGGCTGGGGAAGGAGATTACCGGGCTGGACGCCGATTTTAACAAGCTTGGCAAAACGGTCGACAAGCGCCTGACCGGGCTGGATGAAATGCGCGGTCTGCTGGCCAACATTTCAGCTGGCAGCACGGTTGCCGGAAGTTCTATCACCACGGCGCTGGTTTCGGCTCTCAGCGAGGGTATGAGCACCGCGCTGGATAACAGCATTACGGGCCTGAAATCACAGCGGCAGGCCCAGATTGAGTTTACCCAGGCGCAGATAAGCGCCGCGCAGGGCTCGATAGAGAACGCCAGGCAGCTGCGTGCTGAAGCTATCGAGAAGCAGAACATCGCGGTTAAGACCATTGAAGCCGCCCGTGCCGACCGCGAGCGCGCTTTTGCGCTCGATGAGCATTTTGCCAAACAGGCCGAGGTGAACAAGCAGTACGGGCTGGCCGTCAGCTATGAGGCCGAGCACGTTAAAAACGCCCGAACCATTCAGGAGGCGAATCTTGCTGAAGCGAAGGCGAAGGGCAGTCTTGCAGAAGCGACGAAAACGGTGCTGGCAGCTGATATCGCCGAGTCTGCCGGGAAGCAGCAGCTGGCCACCTCAACGCGCCAGCTCGCCGTGGCCAGCCAGGAGTTATCTCTTGGCCAGCGAGCCGCTGCAGCCAGCGCAGGTCTGCTGCGCGGCGCAATGGCGATGGTCGGCGGCCCTGTCGGGCTGGCCGTTATTGCCGCAGCGGGTGCGGTAACAGCGATTTACTCTATTTATTCCAACAGCAAATCCGTCATAACCGGCTACAACCAGGCATTACAGAAATCTGGTCAGCAGTCGATTATGACCGTCTCATACCTAAAAAATCTTACCGCCAGCCTGGGTGATTCAGATCGCGCCGTTAAGGCGGTTACGGCATCCGTGTCGGCGGGGTTCGGCGGCGATATGCTGGAGCAGGTTGCCAGCCTCGGCACGCGAATGGAGGAAATCGGGCAGAGCTCCGACGATCTCGTGTCGCTGCTGTCGAGCCTGAAAGGCGATCCGCTGCAGGCGCTTCAAAAGCTCACCGACCAGGGGATTTTGCTCAACGGCAGCATGATTGACCAGGTCGTCACGCTGGCTCGCCAGGGCAAAACAACCGAAGCAACGGCGCTGCTGCAAAAAGCAGCCATGGATGACGTTGATAAGAAAGTTAAGGATCAGGAAGAGAGTCTTAGCTGGTTAGAGAAGAAATGGAAGAATTTAGGTGATTCCATCAGTGATGCCTTTAAAAGTATCGGCAAGGTTGATTATGAGAGCATCCGGATAGCGACGGAAACTATGGGTGTGGAAACACCTGAATCACCGGATGTTATTGCAAAAAGAGAGCGGGAAGAGGCAGAGAAACTTTATCAGGAGCAGAAAAAGCAGCGTGAAGAAATTTCGAAGCGTCTGAAAGAAGAAAACCTCATCGCCGGGCTTGTTAAAGCCGGGACACCACGTGAAAAAGAACGAGCCGAGGCCATTGCGGCAGTTAATGCCCGTCTCACGAAGGGAACAGAAGCGTATGCCGATGCCATGCGCGGTGTTGAGAAAATGTATGGGGACCATAAAAAAGCACGTGAGAAGGCGTACAGCGACGATGCAGCGACTACCCGCCTTAATCAGCTTCGTCAGGAAGAGGCCTCGCTGCGCTCCCAGAATGAACAGACCGAGACGCTGACGCAGTCGGAAAAGAAACTGGCGCAGTTCAACCAGGAAATTGCAGACCTTAAAGAGAAGCGCATCCTGACCGCTGGCCAGCGCAGCATTCTGGCGCAGGAGACGGAGCTGCGTCACCAGCTGGAGATTAACGCCAGCCTGGATAAAGCCAACCAGCAGCGCAAACTCGGCCTTCAGATTCAGGAGCAGAACCAGGAGCTTTATCGCTCAACGCTGCAACTGCAGCAGGAATATGCTAACAGTGTCGCCCAGATGACCATGAGCTCCGGTGCCTATGACCAGATGGTAGCAGAGCAGCAGGTCCGGGAGCGTTTTGCAAAGCTCCGGGAAGAGCAGGATAAAACGATTGCCGATCACAGTTCCGAACTGTACCGAAAACAAACTGAGGTGCTGAGGGATGAAGAGCAGAAGCAGCTGGAAATTGTCCGTAGCGGTGCAGAGCGGAAAAAGCAGGTAGAAGGGTCATCGTTTGACGGGATGAAAAAAGGGCTGACGGACTGGCGAGTTAACGCTGAAAACCAGTTCACCCAGGTTCGTGACATTGCCATAAACGCGATGGATGGCATGGGTACTGCCCTCTGGAATGTTGCGTCGAAGGGAAAGGGAGAGTTCAAATCGCTGGCCGTATCTGTTATCGACGATATTGGCAAGATGATCACGAAGATGCTGGTGCTGAACGCTATCAAATCCGGTGCTTCAGGGCTGGGTGTGAGCAGCTGGTTCGGTTGGGCTGACGGGGGTTATACCGGCGACGGCGGCAAGCATGACGTCGCCGGTGTGGTTCACCGTGGCGAATGGGTGGTTCCGCAATCAGTGGTCAAGAAGCCTGGCATGCTCAGTTTCCTTAATCAGCTTACTTACGGCAACGGCTACGCCGAAGGGGGGCTGGTCGGTGGTGGCGTGGCAAAACCATCCGGAGATTCGTATTCGCAGCCTTCTTCTGGCCAGGGAAACCTGCATTTCTCTTTAACTATTCCGCTGCAGGTCATTCAGCAGGGCGGCGCGAGTCAGGAACCTTCCTCAAAAAGCCAGGAGCTTCTGACCAGCGAGACCAAAGCCCGACTTAAGCAGTTTGTTATTGAAACGCTTGATCGTGAACTGGCCAACGGAGGCATGATTGACACCAAAATGAGGACGGCCTGATGGCATTGCAGACGTTTACCTGGTCTCCGCGTAATGGCCCCGTGGGAGACTTTAAGTACCGAACCAGCAGCGTACAATACGGCGATGGCTATGAGGCAGTAACCGGAGAGGGCATTAACCCGGAGACGCAGTCATGGCCATTAACGTTCACTGGTATGAATGAGGATATGAAGCCGGTGCTCAAGTTTTTGCGCGAGCATGGCGAAGTCAAAGCATTCAAATGGACCAACCCGTTGGGGGAGCTTGGGCTTTACCGGGCATCACGACTGAAAGTCACAGCTCTTAATTTTGCGAGAATGACTGTTACCGTAACATTCGCAACTGCATACAGAGCTGAACCGATATAAAAAGGAATAGAATGAAACCGATACTGAGGGATAAAAAGAAAACCACACTTATGCTTCTTTCTGCTGTATTACTTTCAGGATGCGCCGGTCAGGTGCAATTAAATAAGCCTACCGCCTCGGGGAAACCAGAGGGCATCTACCAAAATACAACAGCAGAACGTGTTCAAAGTGCATTAGTGTCCCGATGTAATGAAAAGGGATTCATGGTATTGGAATCCACTCCATCCAACGTCCTTTGTGCAAAAGAAACACAGGGCGGAGGTGCTATAATGGCGCAGCTATTAGTGGGTAACGCCTATTCAACAGCGGCACAGTCGAAGTTAAGATTTTCAATATCGAAAATTAACGACTCCGTAAAAGTATGGGCAGATGCGTGGATTGAATCGCAAATGCCGGGCGGTCAGGTTAATCAGATGGCCATGACTGGTAACGATGTTAAAAATAGCATTCAAGCCAGCCTGAACTCATTAAATCCGTGATTTAACGCCCAAGTAAGACATGACCCTAACCCCGCATTGCGGGGTTTTTTGTTATGGGGGCCGTGCTCCTGAATGAGAGGTTTTTATGGGGATAACCGCTGACGATCAAAAACTCGAGCCCGGCAACAAGATCGTCCTGTTTGAAGTTGATGGTACCGTGTTTGGGGCCGATGTTCTCTATTTTCACAACCACGCAGTAGCGTACACGGAAGAAGAAATCCTCGCTGCCGGTGAGGATGAATCGGAACTACCGGGTAAGCCGATTTACTGGCAGGGCATCCGATACGATCTCTGGCCATGCCAGATTGAGGATATCGAAGCCAACGGCGACGGAACGCCGGTATCGCCAAAATTATCCGTTGGGAATCTGGACGGTTCGATCTCCGCGCTGTGCCACCTTTTTCAGGATATGAAGCAGGCAAAGGTCACCATCCACCGAACGTATGCGCATTACCTCGATGCCAGTAATTTCCCGGACGGGAACTCACAGGCCGATCCGACTGCCGAGCAGCTGGAGGTGTTTTACATCGACAGCAAAACTGCAGATAACGAAACGGACGTTCAGTTCAAGTTGAGCTCGCCTGTTGACGTGACCGGGCAGAAGGTTCCGGCCAGACAAATGACCAGCCGTTGCGCCTGGTGCCTGCAGGGCCAGTATCGGGGTGCGGACTGCGGTTACACCGGCACGAAGTATTTCGACAAGTTCGGCAACCCGGTTGATAACCCTGCAGATGATGTCTGCTCCGGAACGGTCGCAGGCTGCAAGCTGCGCTGGGGGGAAGATGAGCAGCTGCCGTTTGGCGGCTTTCCGGCGATTGCGATCACGAGGATTTAATCATGCTGAGCCAGCGACTTATTAGCGCCATTGAAAAACACGCTGCTGCAGCCTATCCCCATGAATGCTGTGGCCTGATTATTCGCGCCACGCGCCAGCGCCGGTACATCCCCTGCAGTAATTCACACGAAAATCCCTCTGAGCACTTCATGATATCTGCGCAGGCCTGGGCCGATGCGGAGGATATGGGGGAGGTGCTGGCCATCGTTCATTCACATCCGGATGCGGGGCCGCACGCTTCCTCCGACGACCTGAAGTCGTGCCATGACTCCGGATTGCCCTGGGTGATCATGTCGTGGCCAGGTGGTGAGTACACGGTGACCACACCGGCAGATACACCGCCGATTCTCAAGCGGCCCTTTATACACGGCAGCTGGGATTGCTACGGGCTCATCAGGGACTGGTATCAGCAGGAGCGGGGCATCGAATTGCCTGATTTTCAGCGTGACGACAACTGGTGGACGCGTGGCGAAAACCTTTACGTAAAACACTATGCCGAAGCGGGATTTTATTCTCACGCCGACGAGTTGCAGGTAGGGGATGTGATCCTGATGCAGTACAAGGCAGAAAAAATCAATCATGCAGGCATCTATCTGGGCGACGGGAAAATGCTGCACCACATGTACGGCAAACTGAGCGAAGTCGTTCCATACGGCGGCATGTGGCGCGAGAGAACAATGTTGACACTGAGGTACCAGAATGGCGATGAACACAGTTGAGAAAATCGTGCTTGTGCGACTCTATGGCAAGCTCGGCACTTTATTTGGACGTGAGCACCGCCTTTCCGTTTCCTCGGTGCGGGAGGCTATCAGGGCGCTTTGTATCATGCTCCCCGGCTTTGAGCGCTGGCTCGATACGAGTGAAGGACGCGGCGTGACCTACAGCGTGTTTAACGGCTCCCGCAACGTGACTGCAGAAGAGCTGCGCCTGAACGGTGTGCATGACGTTATCAGGATTGCGCCGGTCATTATCGGCAGTAAAAAGGCAGGGGTGTTCCAGACCATCTTCGGTGCGGTGCTTGTGGCGGTGGGATTTGCGCTGAGCTTTACGCCAGCTGCAGTGGCCTCGCCGTTCCTCTACAAAATGGGGGCGGCAATGGCGCTTGGGGGCGTTGTCCAGATGCTCACGCCCAGCGGCACACAGGGCATGACGATGGACTCCGGTGACACTCGGAAAAGCTATTCGTTTGGCTCCCCAATCAACCAGTCTGCAGCGGGAAATGGCGTCAATCTTCTCTTCGGTAAGCGTCTTGTCGCCGGTGTTCTTATCAGCGGCGGCATCTATGCAGAAGAACAGCAATAACGCTTATCTCGCGACATGTTTAATTTTCCCGCTCAGGCGGGATTTTTTTTGCCCGGAGTTTGCATATGGCAGTAATCAGGGGTTCGAAAGGGGGCGGTGGCGGCGGTGATAAAGGCGGCAATCGCGGTACCGAGATCGCCTCCGTAGCGTACATGAAAATTCTGCTGGCGCTGACCGAGGGGGAAGCTGCAGGAGACTTTACCGGTAAAGATATTTATCTCGATGGCACACCACTGCTTGATGATGCTGGCAATGAAAACTTTCCTGGCGTGACGTGGGAGTGGCGCAGCGGCACCGTGGATCAGGATTATATTGCTGGTTTCCCGGCAGTAGAGAATGAAATCAGCGTTGGCTCGGAGCTGAAATACGGGACGCCGTGGGTTAAATCCATTAACAACACCCAGCTTTCTGCAGTGCGCCTGCGGCTTAAATTTCCGAACGGGGTTTATAAACTGCGCGACAGCGGCGGGAAGGATGGCTACCGTATAGCGTTCGCTATTGACATTTCAACCGATGGCGGTTCATACGTTGAATACGGCACGGATGAGGCGGACGGCATTGCCGCAGCCGGGTATGAGCGGAGCTATCGAATTGACCTGCCGGCAGCGACATCCGGCTGGCAAATCCGCGTCCGACGCCTGACGGAAAATACCACTGATGGGCGGCATGCGGATACTTCGCGCATTGAATCAATGACCGATATTGTCGATGCCAAGCTGCGCTATCCGCACACGTCGCTGCTGTTCATCCAGTTTGACTCGAAGCTGTTTGACGGCAGAACGCCAAACGTCACCGTGGAAATGAAGGGGATAATCGTTCGCGTACCAGCGAACTACGATCCTGTTACCCGCACCTACAGCGGCACCTGGGACGGAACCTTTAAGTGGGCATGGACAAACAACCCCGCCTGGATTTTTTACGATCTGGTGCTGAACAAACGATACGGTCTGGGAAAACGGATCACCGCAGATTTAGTCGATAAATGGACCCTGTACCAGATTGCACAGTACTGCGATGCGCAGGTTTCGGACGGTGCAGGCGGAAAAGAGGCGCGGTACCTCTGCGATTTGTACATTTCCCAGCGTACCGATGCATGGACCGTGCTGATGGATTTGGCGAACATCTTCAGGGGGATGATCAGCTGGTCCAACAATCTTCTGTCCGTTGACGCCGATATGCCCCGCGAGCTGGACCCCGATTTTGTGTTCAACAAGTCGAATATCGTGGGCGCGTTTAACTTCTCCAGCACATCGGAAAAGACGAACTACTCGTCAGCAATCGTCACCTACAGCAACCCGGCCAACGGCTATCAGGACGATCAGGCCAGCGCCTGGGTGCCGGAAGTCTCTAACCGGTTCGGCTTTAACACCATAGAGCTGTCCCGTATCGGGTGTACGCGTGAATCAGAAGCACAGCGGCACGGGCTTTACGCTATTGAAACCAACCGCGATGACAATGGCGTGGAGTTTAAAACAGGGATGGAAGGGCGAATCCCGCGTATAGGCAAGGTGATCGGCCTCAATAACGCCCCGTTGGCCGGTCGCGAGAACGGCGGTCGCGTAGCTGCAGCCTCCGGAACGAAGGTCACGCTTGACCGTATTACGACTGCGAAAGCGGGAGACACGCTTATCGTTAACCTGCCCACCGGCAAATCCGAAGGCAGGAAGGTGAAAAGCGTCTCCGGACGCGCCGTGACCGTTGAGACAGCGTACAGCGTTACCCCAAATGCTGAATCAGCGTGGGTGCTTGACCAGCCTGATTTAGCCATTCAGCTGTTCCGCGTTAAGAGGCTTATGGTTAATTCCGATAACACGGTCACCATTAACGGCCTGCCTTACAATCCGAACAAGTTTACGCGCGTTGATGATGGCGCGGTGATTGAAGACAGGCCCGTCAGCGTTGTGCCGCCGCGCGGACAGGGGATGCCGGAAAATATCACGCTCTCCAGCTTGTACCGTGTTGAACAGGGGATAGGCATCACCACGATGGTTGTTACGTGGGATACCGTGAAAAATGCCGTTGCCTATGAGGCGCAGTGGCGTCAGAACAACGGTGACTGGATTAACGTTCCGCGTACCGGCAACACGCGCTTTGAGGTCGACGGAATTTACTCCGGGCGCTACGTGGTCCGAATCCGCGCGGTTAACGCGCTCGATATCGCATCCCTCTGGGCAACGTCAGCAGAGACAGAGCTTACGGGTAAGGTCGGAAAACCGCCGATGCCAGTGAATCTCACTACACAGCCGTTGGTGTTTGGGATTGGCATTTCCTGGGGATTTCCGTCCGGGGCGCAGGACACGCAGAAGACAGAAATCCACTACAGCGCCACGGCGAACGGCGATTCTCCGTTACTGCTGGCAGATGTGCCTTATCCCTCATCGACCTACCAGCAAATGGGATTGCTGGCAGGAAAATCGTTCTGGTACCGGGCAAGGCTCGTTGATCGCCTGGGCAATCAGAGCGACTGGACAGAGTGGGTATTTGGTCAGTCGAGCACGGACGTATCTGATATCACCGAGTCCATTCTCAAGGAGATGGAGGAAACGGGTCTACTGAAGGATGTGGTTGAGAATGCCGTCGACAGCAATGAAAAAATTGCTGGCATGGTTCATGACATCAAACTGGCCAATGACGAACTGGAGCTGCAGGCGAAGGATATCGCCCAAAACGTCCAGAACATTGGGAAGGTACAGACCAGCGTTAATGAGCTTTCCAGCACGGTCGGTGATGTTTCGTCTTCACTCAGCCAGCTTGAGGAAACGGTGGCAACAGAAGATGCCGCCCTGGGCCAGCGAATCGACAGCATCAGTGTATCCATGGACGGCATGACGGGTGGGGTGAAGAACTCGGCTATCGCGATTATTCAGGGCAACCTTGCTCAGGTGGCCACGCGTAAATCGTTGTCGGCTTCAGTCGCCGGTAACAGCGCACAGCTGGACCGCATTGATGAGGTGATCGTCAACGAGAAGGAGGCAACGGCGCGCGCTCTGCTGAGCCTGCAGACGGACGTTAACGGCAACAAAGCATCCATCAACAGCCTGAATCAGACGTTCTCGGACTACCAGCAGGCTATGGCCACGCAGGTTAACAGCATCACGGCGACCGTTAATGGCCACACATCTGCAATCACAACCAACGCTGAGGCCATTGCGAACGTCAACGGTGACCTGAAGGCGATGTACAGCATCAAGGTCGGACTTACGAGCAATGGTCAGTATTACGCGGCAGGAATGGGGATTGGCGTTGAGAATACGCCGTCCGGGATGCAGTCGCAGGTTATCTTCCTGGCTGACCGCTTCGCGGTAACGCACCAGGCAGGAGCGACCGTTACGCTTCCGTTCGTGATTCAGAACGGGCAGACCTTTATCCGAAATACTGTGATTGGTGAAGGGACTATCGACAACACCAAAATCGGCAGCTACATCCAGTCCACAACCTGGGACGGCACGGGGAACGTTGGCTGGCACATCAACAAGTCAGGCTACGCGACGTTCAACAACGTGACCGTTCGCGGCTCGATTTACGCCACAAACGGTAATTTTTCTTTCAATGGCTCCGGCAACACAACGGTTATCAATGGTAATGGCGTAACCATCAATATACCGGGTGGTGGCCGGATCGTACTCGGGACATGGTCATAAAATGCCGACAGGATTATTGATAGAACTGAATGATGGGGGAAAGCGTATGGAGATAACGGCGGGCCTGAGATGCCCGTCGTATGGGGCCAGTTTTGACAGTGGCTACCAGAAAGCAAAATACGCGGACATTGCCGGTTATGTTTCCGGGGCGCAGGTGCTGTTTATCCCGCACGCTACGGCTTACCTTGATTCAGGGCTGCTTCATAAGATGAACTCGGTCACCATATCGGGGGGCCGCGTCACGCAGAACTCAACGATGAAAGACAACCGCATCAGCGAACGGGATAGCACTTACACGTTTCCGGGAAGCCTATGGCAGATATTCCCGACAGGTCAGCGAAGTGGGGTGGGCTTGTTCATCAGCAACAGTACAGACTTCACCTCGATAACCAATGCCACACAGTCAGGTCAGTGTATCTGGAAGGGTACCGTTAATGTTCCGACCGGGGGTTGGGCGGTTCCCACGATAGCAGGTTATGACAAGTCGAAATATATCGTTTTTGGACGCTGCAACAGCGGCAATACGATTGACTTCGACGGAAATACGGTCAGGTTCTTCAGCCCTCCGTCCACGAATGATGACGCCCCCGCAACAGGCACGATAGACATCGTTATCTTCGCCAGCGGCGTAGCGCCGCAGCCTGGTACCGGCCTCAATATTTTCAATGCTGCCGGTGCCTGCACCTTTTCAACCACAAAACGACCATTCGTAAACCTCAATCAACTCTGGACCCCTTCAACAAGCGTAATATCGGTAGCGGCTATGTTCCGCTCGGCAGGTTTGGTCTGATGGTACATATGGTCAATGGCATGTATGTGTATCGAATGTTCGGAATAAAAATACAGAACGGCAGCGCTTCAGTTCAGGGCGGAAAATATCTTGGTCGTGAGCAATATGCCATTTTCGGTAATAACACGGTGACGTCGCTCAGCCTTCCTGTTCTGCCCGATATGTACGTCTGAATACACCGCCTAATTAAATCAACCTCGCTCCGGCGGGTTTTTTTATTGCCTGGAGAAAATATGCTTTATAACGCCGGCACCATCGCCATTAACGGAAATACCGCAACCGGCACCAGCACGAACTGGACGGCACCCGCCAGCCAGGTTCGCGCTGGCCAGACAATTATCGTCATGTCTAACCCGGTGCAGCTGTTTCAGATTTCATCCGTGAACAGCGCCACGTCAATGACAGTTACGCCAGCTGCTTCCCCGGCGCTGAGCGGCCAGAAGTATGGAATCCTTGTGTCAGACAATATCTCGGTCGACGGCCTGGCACAGGCCATGTCACAGCTCATCAAAGAGTACGACGAGAATATTGGCGCGTGGGAGACGTTCGCCACCACCTCAGCCAATCAGAGCATCACCGTAACCATCAACGGCACCACTGTTACGATCCCCGGCATCGGCAAACTGGCGCAGAAAGGGAGCAATGGTGCGCTTGCAATCGCTGACGGCGGTACCGGGGCAACAAAGGCAGAAGACGCTCGCACAAACCTCGGTTTAGGAAGTAGCGCTACGAAGGACGTCGGAACGGCAGTCGGGAACGTCATGCAAGTGGGAGCATTTGGATTACCTACTGGTGATGCCAGGGTATTTAAAACAGACTCGGCAGTTGCTCCTGATGGGACAAACTTCAACAGCCTTACAGAGCCAGGAACTTATCGTTTACTTTTGGATATGTCGAAATCAACCTCAGGACCTATCTCAAGTTGGTATGGGTATGTTCAAAATTATGTTCGTATTGCCGACGTAGCGCTAACGCAGTTTTGTTTGCCATATCCAAGCCAAACTGATGCTGGACGATTTTTTTTCAGGGGTTACAACACCAATGCCTGGAGCCCGTGGAAGGAGATCATGACTTCAGCGGTGTCTGATAGAACTATGAAAAACATCGGTGATGACCTCGATCTGGAAGAGGCGCTGCTTAATATCTGCAGGATGGAATTCAAGCACTTCACTTTTAAGGATGATGAAACGCAGACCCCACGACGCGGGGTGATATCTCAGCAGATTGAAACGATTGATCCCGAATATGTGAAAGAAATAGGTGGCATACTGCATCTTGATCAGACGCCAATGTTGCTCGATGCGCTGGCAGCAATCAAGGCCCTGACAATCCGTGTCAGGGTTTTGGAAGAACAGGGCGCCACTAAGGTTTCAGTTCAGTAAGCTGTATCTGTATTAGTACAAACTTGATCTGGTACTGTTGCTGCACAGGGCTTAACCTAAGCTGAAAGTCCGCTCTGTGCCAATAACGGACGTTGTTAAGCTCATGCAGTATGGAGTCACAAGAACATACATTATATATTGTCCTAATTGAATGGGGATGAAAGCTCCTGATGGCTCTCTTTTTGCTCGCTGTAACGATCTGCAAGATAACCGGTTTGTCTCTTAAGCAGCACTGTGATTTTAAACAGCTTCTCGGCTACATCGACAGAACTAAATGTTTCTCGACTATTCTCTAAGGCAACTTGAGGCCTACACAAAAAAGAGCCGGGTTATACCCGGCTCTTTTTAGCTGATTTCGAAATCTTTTAATTCCCCACCTTCAGCAATAAGATTTGAGATCCGCTTCGGCATTCGCCCCTGACCTGACCATGTTTTTGACTCTCCAGTTTCGTCAGTATATCGATACCTCGCGGGGCGGGGGGAGCTCGTCCTTTTAGCCTTACCCGGAGAGCCAATAGCAGCTAAAAGTTCGGAGGGGTCGATACCCTCATCAAGCATCATCTGACGAAGTGTTGCCAGTTTATCGCGGCGCTGACTTTCATTTGCAAGACGTAATGTCTCTTCTTCTCGTCGTTCTATAAGAATAATTTTAAACTTTTCCAGAACATCTTCCAGTACATCTAATGACATTTCACGAGTCTGAGAACGTAAGGTACGGATATTGTTTAACTGTGTAAGAGCATCTGACATAAAGAGACCTTTTAAAGTTTTTTCGTTGTTCAGCAAATACCAATATCGACGGTTGCTCATCAACCCGATTTTTCTTACTGAGTATTTTAATCCGATTGGTACATATTGTTATTAACGAGGTTTAGACTACTTATATAAATCTCTTATCGCAAGACAAAATTAAGAATAATGTGCAAGAACTAAATTCCAACTCCTACGAAATGTCCCTGCATTTTTGAAGGTACTAAAAACTATGATGCCAGGAGCCATCCAGAGAGCCTTTTTATAACCTCATAACTATTGCTTCAGTCATACCTGGTGAGCTTAAAACAGGAGAGACATTTAGTGAATTAGCGCGGCCACTTAGTAAGATTTTTCACAAATGGCAAGATGGCACGCAGGTGAGAGATACCTGCATTTTGTCAGAGGGTAGCGAATTACTCTCTCTTTATTGGGGTGTTTCTAAAAAAATGTAATGTAAAAAAAAGCCTGCTGTTAGCAGGCCATAAATATTTTTAACTCATTTTTTGTTCGATTCTTATAAATAGGGTAATCATGCAATTAAACGTGGAGCATAGAGCATGACAAAAATGCTATAAATATTTCCTGACCGCATCAAGTATCTCCTGTGACGTTAACTCCCTGTCAGTAGCCACGTAAACAATACCATGATCGCCAGTTAAGGAAGGAAAACCTGCAGACATAATCCGAAGATGTGTTTCTTCACCGTTTGGAT